AAGCTTTGACTCGTGCTATCGTAGAAGGTTCTGCGGCTAGTGCTAAGTTGATCTTCATGGTACGACCCAATGGTACAACAAAGATACGGAACATTGCAGACAGCACAAATGGCGCTATCATCTCTGGTGATGCGAATGATGTATCTACTCTGCAAGCAAATAAGTTTAACGACTTCCGTGTTGCTCAAGAAACAATGAACACTATAACGCAAAGGTTATCTTATGCGTTCTTATTAAATAGTTCAGTGCAGCGTCAAGCTGAACGTGTGACTGCTGAAGAAGTACGTTACATGGCACAAGAACTTGAGACTGCTTTAGGTGGTATCTACTCTGTGTTATCACAAGAGTTCCAATTACCTCTTGTTAATCTGCTCCTTGCGAAGATGCAGAAAGAAGGTAAGATGCCTAAGTTCCCTAAAGATACTCTGAAGCCTCAGATTGTAACTGGTTTAGAAGCTCTTGGCCGAGGTCAGGACTTGAATAAACTACAAGCATTCTTGCAATACTTACAGCCACTAGGCCAACAGATCATTGCACAAGAGTTAAATATTGATGACTATATAGATCGCTTAGGTGCATCTTTAGGAATTGATACACAAGGATTAATTAAGTCGCCTGAACAAAAACAACAAGAAATGATGGCAGCCCAAGAAGCCCAACAACAACAGATGATGGCGCAGATGGCTGAGAAAGGTGTAGCACCTGCTGTAAAAGGTATGGTGGATGCAGCTAGTCAACAGGCAGAAGAATAACCTTAAACTAAAGAGACTATTTATATGAGTACAGAACAACTATCTACACACGAAGAAGTAGCTCCTGATGCAGAAGCCCAAGCCGCACACGAAGCGGAGATGGTAAAGGTAGCAGATGAGCTAGAAGCAAAGAATAACCCTGATGCAGAGCAACGCCCTGACTGGCTTCCTGAGAAGTTTAAGGATGCGGAACAGATGGCTGAAGCCTACGCTCACCTAGAGAAGAAGCTAGGAGGAGAAGAACCAGCAGAGCAAGCACAACCTGAAGAAGCTTCTGAGGAAGTATCGGAACAGGCTGATGCGAGTGATGTTAAGGAAGCTGTAGAAAATGCTGGTGTAGATTTTGATTCATTACAAAACGAATACAACGAACAAGGAGGACTCACGGAAGCTTCTTTAGCAAAGCTAGAGGAAGCAGGGTTCTCACAAGATTTGGTAAACAGTTGGATTAAGGGTCAAGAAGCCCTTGCCGCTAATTACCAGAGTTCCATCTACGAAAGCGTAGGTGGAGAAGAAGCTTACGGGCAGATGATTGATTGGGCAGGTGATAACCTTAGCCAAGCTGAGGCCGCAGCCTTTGATCGTGCAGTAAGCTCAGGAGACTTAGATGTCGTCAAGTTGGCCGTAGCTGGACTACGCTCTCAGTATCAAGCTGCTGAAGGTGCTGCTCCCACTTTAGTTAGTGAGAGTCAGTCAGCGTCTTCAACAGGTGGTGTGTTCAATTCGTGGGCTGAGGTAACTCAGGCTATGGGTGACGCCCGATACCAGAGTGATAAAGCATATCGCCAACAAGTTTCTGCCAAGATTGGTAGGAGCGACTTGCAACAATAGTCTCTTTGGCCTCCTTCGGGAGGCTTTTTTAATTCTAAAAAGTAACTACGAACACGATTACTATTACCTTTGACCCTCTGCGGAGGACAATCCTAGAGAACGAATGAGTGTTAGGTGACTGACTAGAATATCATTCATTTAAACATTTAACTAAAAGGTAAAATATTATGTCAAGTAACTATTCTGCTCCCTCACGGTTGGGGGAAAAGGCAGGTGGATCAACAGACCCTAAAGAACTTTTCTTAAAAGTCTTTGCTGGTGAAGTCCTAACTGCTTTCAACACTAACAACATCGCTATGCCATTGCACCGTGTACGTTCTATCTCTAGTGGTAGTTCTGCACAATTCCCAATGACTGGCTTGTCTACTACTGCAACTCTTGCCGCTGGTAATGAAGTTGTACCTACAGCTATCGCTCACAGTGAGAAAGTTGTAAACATCAATGACCTTCTAGTGTCTTCTGCTTTCATCGCTAAAATTGATGAAGCTATGAACCACTACGATGTACGTTCAATCTACTCTACTGAGATTGGTACTGCATTGGCTAAGGCTGCTGACGTTGCTATCTTCGCTGCTATCGAAGCTGCTACTGATGACACTGCTGAGTACGCTCAAGGTGCATCACAAAACAACGCTGACATCGAGATTGCTGGCACTGGCGCTGCTTCAACTGGTACTAACGTAGCTGACGCTATCTTTGGTGCTTTAGAAGCTCTTGATACTAAGAACGTAACTGGTGAGAAGTCTATCGTATTAGATACTGACACTTACTACCGCTTATTCACTGGCACTGTTTCTAACCTTGCTGGTGTTATGAGTTCTGACTTTGGTACTGGCGGTAACTTAAACGCTGGTAAAGTTCCTCAGATCGGTGGTGCTAATGTCTTCATGTCTAACAACTTACCTTCAGGTGCTAAAGGCTTAGTCTTCACTAAAGACGCTGCGGCAACTGTTAAGTTATTAGACTTGGCTGTTGAGTCTGAGTACCAAGTTTCACGACAAGGTACTTTAATGGTAGCTCGCTACGCAATGGGTCATAGCTCATTACGTCCTGAGTGTGCTGTTAAATTAGTCAACGCATCTTAAGTTGATACTCTTTGGAAGCTCCCCTTCGGGGGAGTTTTCCTCTTTATTTTTTCATTGAGGTAAACATGACAACTCCAACAACAGAACTAGAAGCAGTAAACACTATGCTCTCTACTATTGGTGAAGCACCAGTAAACAACCTGCAATCTGGGTTGGTAGATGCTGAGACTGCTGAGACCATCCTCAAGAATGTTTCCAGAGATGTTCAATCACATGGATGGAACTTTAACTCTGAACCAGATTACACTGTTGCGGCTGACTCTAGCGGCAATGTTATTCTCCCTACGGAGATTGTAAGAGCTGACTTAGCAAACTCTGAGACTAAGTACAGAAGCTCTAAGAACGAATACATACAACGTGGTAATAAGATGTATGATAAGGTCAACCATACTTACAACATAGGTAAAGCTCTCAAGCTGGATGTTGTAGTCTTATTAACCTTTGACTTACTTCCCGAAATAGCAAGGCGCTATATTGCCATCAAGGCATCTCGTATCTTTCAAGAGCGAGTAGTAGGAAGTACAGAACTATCACAAATGAATAGGAACGATGAACAGCAAGCTTGGTTCGCCCTCCAAGAGATGGAAGGGGACAATGGCGACTATAATATATTCGATGACTACAGCACTGCTAGTGTTCTTAATCGTGGTGTCGGCACAAAGGTGATTTCAAATGGCTCTAGTTTCTAAAAGCATTCCTAACTTTATCAACGGGATTTCTCAACAGCCTCCTAGTTTACGTTTAGCAAGCCAAGGAGAAGTACAGGAAAACGGTTACTCTGATATAGTAGAAGGCTTAAAGAAACGCCCACCCACTAAGTTTAAAAGAAAGTTAAATACAGGTAGCCCTGCAAGTAGCACTTACTTAACGGCTACTGAATTATCAACAGCACACATCCACACGTACAAGAGGAGTGCTACAGAACAGTTTACCGTTATCCTTGTACCAGCAACTCCTAAGCTCTACGTCTATGACATTGAAGGAAGACTTCGGTACGAGTCAGGTGTGAGAAGTTGGAACGCTAACGGAGATGAACTACCCACTAACTCAGATGCAGCTACACTTAGCGCATACTTTGGCACAAGCCTTAACAACCAACAAGTCACAGCAACCTCTGTGGCTGACTACACGTTCTATGTTAATAAAGAAAAGGTTGTTACTAGAGATGAGACTTCGCCTGATAATGTAAGACCTCACGAAGCTTTGTTTTACATGAAGCAGATGAACTACTCTAAAACTTATAGCTTTGAACTTAACCTAGCAGCAGCCAGCCCAAATGACGGTGTTATTGGGAGAGCCGCAACTAAAGATGGGGGAGGAGATGACGGCTATCAAGAGGCAATGGGTTTAAAAACTGCTGAATATTTTAGGGTTACTGTTGATGGACAGGCTGTTAAACCTCAGCAATATCTCACATCAGGTAATGACAATTACGTGGCAAGCGGTGATGATGCAAACAGTGTGGTTTCAATATCAAGTCAGACTTCTATTCTTGCGGCAAACAACGTAGCAACTGAAAGAAATAGTAGTGATCCTTTTGTGGTCTTTAAAACTACAACTACTTCTGCCAATAATTTTACAATCTCTGTATCAGACGACAACGGGGGTAATGACTTCTTTGGTTTTAAAGATACAGTACCTACTTTTACAAGTTTGCCAAAGTATTGCGTCAGTGGTTTTACTATTCAAGTTATAGGCGATAACCAAAAGAAAGAAGATAATTTTTATGTAAAGTATGAAGGTGATAACACAGCAGGTACATGGAGAGAATGTCCAGCACCCTCAAGACCTAATAGTAACCAGTACCACTCCTTCACTACTTCTACTATG